CCAGGATTCGGAGTTTGGGAAGGAGTCGAGTTTGAATGGACAGAGCATGTTAGTGTGGGTAAGGACAAGCCCAAGGAAAAGAGAATTACGCACTATCGTTCTATATATCGAGAAGATTTCTTCCAAGGCCGTCTACAGGACTGGGTGTCGGCCAACCCAGGATTTGCTGAAGGGTATGACGTTCTAGTTGGAATGAATGACTGTCATTACTATTTCTCAGATCCTCTGCCAGCTGAGCCTAGCTTGCGAGATGCTAGGTTATTTGTTAGTGGTTTGAACTTCCCTACTGTTCCAGGTGAGTACAAATTGCCAGACAACGGCGGCACGCTCAAAATTCATAATGGAAAGAATGGATATATCAAGGTTTGGATGAAGCCTTATCTGAATGAAAAAGGATATTTCCATGACTGGCTCCACGTGCCAGCTCCTACAGTAGTTATCAATTCCGGATGGATTCAACACTTTGCTACAACTACTGTTTGGTCTGAATGGGCTCCTACTCGCTTGAAAAACATTCCTACAGACCATACTTCGTGGTATCCTCAGACAGACATTCTTAAGGCAGAATTAAATGCCTTGGCAGGAGACGAATGGAAAAGATACTGGTTCCAGAATTCGTGGAGCAAAGTTACTGCTCCTGTCGACCTCCAGATTCTAGGTAAGTGGCTATTTTCTCAAATCAGAGATGAAACTTGTTCTGAAAGTGTTCAACTGTTGCTGAAAGGCGTTCAGTTGGATACAGTTGGGCAAAAGTATTTAGCAGTACCTAGATCGAGTTGGAGGTCCAAACTGATTCGAGTGGATCTAGCTGAGAGATGGTTTGCAGATGCGTACATTGTGAAAGATATGCCACATCTGCATTCGATTGGTGGTATCCAAGTTAGCGGATGGGACGCTACGAAAGCTGCGGATTGGAATCCAACTTGGACCACGTGGAGAGAGCATTTGGCAAACGTGAAGATGGCGTGCAAGACAGCCAAACCGAAGACGGAGAAAGTTCCTTCCTCTGAATCTTGGACGGTTCGTGAGGACTACTTTGAAATTAAACCAATCACCGTCTCCGACCTCTCTCCAAATCGGGCCTTGATGGCCCCTGTTCCTGAAGCCAGAAGTCAATGGATTGCCGACTTAGGTAGTTATTTGACGGCTAAATTGTTGACTGCCAGACCCAGAGATGTACGTAAGACGTCTCACGGCGTAAAGACTCGGACCGCGACAGGATCGGCTGTGTCCTATGAATGGTGCTCCAAATCGCCTTTGAACCTCTTGTATGCAATGTTTAATCGACAAATGAAGAGCAAGCTGAAACCAGATCCAGTAGTACTGGAGGATTTCAAACTTTGGTTTGAGAAATGGTTTGACGAACGGTTTGCCAAAATAACGTGGGCCCCTGAGATTAAGCCATGGAGAGAGTGGATCTCAGATAATAGTGCATGGGATGCAGCAAAGAAGGAGAAGTACACCTCTACCTTTTTGAAACAATCCGCCGCAGTAGTGTGGAGGACAGCTGATTGGGTGTACGCTTTTTGCGCTATGGTGAAGAGTGGAGAAGTCTATTTCCGGTGGCAGACTGTTAGAGATGCTTTTAACTGCCTTCTGGGGAGAGACGATCGACCTAGATTGATCTTTTCGCCTAGTGCCAACGCTTGTGGACCCATAACCTGGATTCAGCAATTCATGTTCCGTGACTTGAAGAAGGTTATTCCGGGATTCATTCAAGCTATGACTTCAGATTCCCTCAAAGAAGTCATTTTGGCAAATAAACCTGCCGACTCGAAGTGTTGTTCTTCTGACGGTTCTTCTTTCGATTCTCACCAGCATGTGGAGATCATGAGAATCGTAGATGACTATGTTTGGAAAAAGTTCTCTCCAAGGATATTAGAAGTCTGTCAACAACATTTCCCTCACCCACAGGTGATGCACCAAGGTCTATTATGGCAAGCAATGCAGCATGATGCGAAATTGTTCTTTCAATTGCCAGGATTTGAAGAGATGGTGAACGAGAAGTGGTGCGCGAATTCAGCGGTTCGACGTTTTTTCCCAGTTTCCGGTAAAGACTGGTTGGAACTAGAGCTGCTGGGCACCACTTTTTCAGGTCAACCTGTGAAGACCACCCTTGGGAACACCATTCGGAGCATTGCTTATCATGAGTACCTTTGCCACAAAGCTAAAATTGATGACCTTCAGAAATTTGTTATTGCTTCTGGAGATGATGTCTGTTGTTGGATATCAGAATCGAAGGTAGAGGCTTATAAGCAAGCCATCAACACATACACCCACACTGGAACCGATGATGTCTCGAAAGGACTCGGACAGTGTATCAAAGAGATGAAGGTGTCTGATTGGTGGGATATGGACTTTTGCTCGAAAAGGTGCTACCTCCAAGGAGATGACTGGATTATCTGCCGTGATGGTTCCAAGATCTGGAAAGAAAAGATGGAATACGTTGGAAAATTGGATATATTCCATAAGGAACCAGAAAGACATTTGATGGCGATGGCAGATAGTGCAACAGCTGAAGTACCCAGCAGGCTCATAGATGAATTCTATAGGCATCGACTGCAGATGGTAAAGAAACGGCTGAGAGAGTCAAATTCTTCCACTCAGGGAGAGGTGAAGACCAGGATCGATCGGATAGACGACTGGTTAGGAAATCGTAAGTGCCTACAGGAATGGAGGAAAGAGAACCGACTTGCGATGGTACGAGCTTCAAAACGAATCGACTG